GGCAATAATTAAAGATAAATTAGGTCTCAAACTCAACCTTGGTTTATTTCAATGTGAGTGGAGTAGAGAATGGAAGTATAGTTTAAGTGGAAAAAACAACACTTTATGTGGAGATGCAGGTTCGAAACCTGCTCTCCATTCTTTTTATCCACATCTATCTTTTTCGCATATCTGAATTAATTATGAGTGTTACTGGCGAACTTGACATAAAGACTGATTAAGCATATAGTTTAACTCTAATCAAAAGAAGTATAATAACGAGGAAACATTTTATAAAAATTCTGTTGTCCTAAGAAAAGACCAAATTCCGATAAACTGTAATGTTCCGTTCTATTTAGGAAATTCACGGATTCAAACATAGCGTGAACTCTATTATCTAATGATTTATTGTAATTTCTTAAATCTTCTACTGTACTACAATTGTTGACGTATAAATCATACATATTTTTCCTGTATTTTTTCGATATTTTATTAACATCCAAACGAAGAATAAATTCATTTCGTGTATTTATTCTTACATTACCAGGTTGTATTTCACTGGTACATATTAAATTATGCTCTTCCAACTCTTTTTTTAAAGCTGAATCTATATCAGATATTTTAAATCCTTTGTTAAAAATACCTCCAAAGCAAATTAATATTTCTTCTTCTACTAATGAAGAAGAACTTTCTGCATACGTAATACAGCCGGTATGTTTTAACAGTGCAAGAAAATAGACATCGTTTACATTGAAAAGAGAAGCTTCCTTAGGATAAAGTGGATAATTCTTAGCCAACATAGTTATACATTCGTCATATTCTGCTATACAAGTAAAAGTTACCAGACCACTATATATAAAAAATAAGGACGTCAGGAATTGTAAATGTTGTATTCTTATTTTAGGAGTTATTTTTATAGCATCATCAATAAGAATTTGGGTAAAAGTATGCTCGGAAACTTTAATTCTAGCAATAAGCAAATCTATTAATCTTTGCTTTAAATCAGAATCTCCACTTTTTGCATATTCTTTATAAACAGTATTTAAAATCAATTGGATAGCGGGTTCATTAAATCTTTTGAACGATTCAGGGCTATCATGTTGTATTCTAAGTAATGATTCATTGACGATTTCTTGAACACGCTTTTCAAATATATTTTGGGCTTCCCCATATAATATGGAAAATTCATTCCTAACAGTAGCAAGGGCTATCTCTTTGGCCTTGCTTTCTGTAATTCCTGAATAATAATCACCATTCACTTGAATAACAGTAGTATTTGTATTATTATTTGCATTTTGCTTAGTGTCTTTCATAATGCCCTCCTACCTGTGTAATTTTAGATTGTTTATTAGAATTAGCTTCCTGATGTATTGTTGTTTTTTTCTTTCTCGACAATACTTTCTTTATTATAAATCCCAAAAGACTTACGCCTATTCCAGAAAAAAGCCATCCAGCATTATTTCTGCAAAATGAAAAAATAATAGTTATCAAATCTTGAGCTTCCATTTTTATTTATGTTTAATCAATACATAATAAGTTCCAACTAGAGAAAACGTTCAAATATATCACTTTAATTTTATTGAACAAAATAAAAATAAAGTGGTATATTGGACTGTTTTTTAATTTTTCTCCAAAACTCGCCTTCCTCCGGCTGTTACATAAAAAGTATCAAAATCGAGTTTCTCAACTTCTTCTTGTAATGAAAGCCGGAGAAACGCCTAATACATAGTTATCTGCTGTTTTGCCACATTCCTGTTACTTTCTTATTTATTATGTATTCCTTAATACGTACATCCATCTCCTTTACCACTTCCTGTAAGATGCTAATACATTCATCAACTGGATATTCGGCTAACAGATCGTCGATATTTTGAATGATATCATTAGCTGCAATACTATTACTCATTTATTCTGTTATTAGGTATTTCCAAAATGGAAAACTCTGATTTATTTCAAAAATTAAGATTCTCTAAAGCTTCAGTGAGTTCCTCTTCAGTAATGCTCTCACAGATGTTTGAATCATCAATGTAAACATTATATCCAGTCTCATTGCGAGACACTTCCAATACACGAACTTCACCAGTTGGTGATTCCACTCTATAAATTGTTCTCATATTTTCTGAAATTAAAGGGTTAGAACATACTGCCATCACACACAATAGCGTCACCGGCTATATAATCATCGGGAAAAATTGCACTATTCATTAGTGCAATCCGGGTAGCCTCAACATTCAACTCAAAGTGGAATTTACCCTCTTCATTTATTATCATTATTTTATTAGAGCAAAGATCAATGACTTGAACATAGCCGTTTACTAAACTCTGCACTTCTTCTAGGGTAAAGCAGTTCCCATTCACCGGAGAAATTTCAACTGTTTCTCCGGTGACTTTTAATAAAGTTGCTTTCATATGCTTACCCTTCTATGGTTAGTGTCAGGCAGATACTTTCAAGCATATCCCCCTTTTGCTTCTCCAGTTCAATACGGCTTATTAGCTGCTGTAATTGTTGAGAAAGCATTTTTATATTCCCCATATTGCTCACTTGATTAGTATGAGTGTTGAGGCTGTTATGTGTATCACCTATGAGCTGATTAGCTTGTGCTATGAGGGTAGCAAGCTCTTGCCTGCTATCCTCTTTTCTCTTTGAGTAGTATTCTAATGGAGTCATATCAATACACGGTTACAAGGTTCTCTATTTTGAAGCTTCTAAACTCCTGTTTATCAACATCGAAGTAAGAGAAAGTCTTATAAGAAGGCTTTGTCATACGTTTACCCTTGTTTGTTGCACCTGCAGGTACATTTTTAAGAGTACCGATAGCGTAGCGAATACTGCCATTCACTTTTTCATAGGCGAATTTAACTTCACCACTTCTCATTCTTTTAGCAAGTCTGTAAAGCTCCCACGCTTTTAGCAGGCAATATTTCCAACTCTTTTTTGTTGTTGAAAGGAGATGATGAGCATACTTCATCACTCTGGCTCTAAAATTAGACTTTGTTTCCATAATTCACTTTTTTGGTTTGACTTTTATGTTATTTGGTATTGCAAATATAACCATTTGTTAGGTAATAGCCTAACAAAGTAGATATTTTTTTTCTTCAACAGCCTTTTTCAAACCATTTTTAACGAATTAATAATCAAGTTCTTGATATAACATCTTCCGACCAAATGAAATGCGGCTTCGGACTGTTCCAGCCGGAACATTCAACAGTTCACTTATTTCGTCATAGGAATATCCCTGGGCACAATATATTAAGCTATCCATACAACATGATTTTTGGGCACACCGGCGAATGGCAGACACAACATCATTAAACATTGCCAAATTAGAAGCATAATCAGAAGAAGCATTTTCAACTGCTGAATCATATCCAATAAAATGTATGAGAGAGTTTCTATTGTACTGCGTAATATAAGTATTCTGCATGACAGCAAGGCACCACGGTTTCAAAGGTTTTGATACATCGAACTTATCACGATTTATAAGCATTTTGTACACCGTGTCACCGGCTAAATCTTCTGCATCCTGCATAGATCGGCAGAATCTTTTCGCTACACGTAATATCCAGGGATATATTTCTGATACTTCCTTTTCAAAGTCCATTGTCAGCCCTCCTTATTAGGTGTATCTTAGGTTCACCATTAATGCACCTTTCCACATATTCCCGATGCATTATGCTTTGTTCGTGCATTTCTTTAGCAGAACGCTCGATAGAACTAATGATAGTGCCTATGTCAGGGGGTAACGAGGCAATCATTTCTTTTACTGCGGATACTTCAAATGTTATCCGATCACACTTCGTTTCCAAGGTACGAAGTTCTGACAATAAAACATTGCATAAACGCTTATTTATGCAGTTTGCGTTGTTCTTTCTATTCATAAAAAAGGTCGTTTGTGATTCCTAAAAAGGAGTTACTAACGACCTTCGAAAAAATTCGATTGTAATTGAGATTTAATTAATTCTATATCAATATGAAATATAACATTTACGTCCTTTTCTTCTTCATGCTTATCTCTACATCTGCCTGATGGACGATGTTTGCATAAACAGCAGCATTTATGTTCCGGACATCAATATTCATTTTAAAAAAAGTCATAAGAAAAGCTATTTCAGCATCAAAAGAAGAACGTATCTGTTCCGGAGTAACTTTTTCTTTCTTCTCATCAGAACGCATATCATCGCTTCTCTTTTGCTCAAATAAAGCAGATCGCAACAATTCTTCAACTTTAGACTTAACTTGTTCATCAGACATGGATTTCGTATCATATGATAACAAAGCCAAAGTCTCCCGGACATCTTCATAAGCATCAATAGCAATCAGAGAAATACAAACTTTAAAAAGCAAAACACGTGTCCTCTCTTTTATCATATCCTCACGATCAACTAACACAGATTTCAATCCGGACGGATTAGTTATCTTCTTGTACTCTATTATCAAATCAGATGAACGTTTCTTTAATTCCATCTCATTAATATCCTCATCTGGTGAAAGTAATACGGAGCAATCACCACATGAAAGCTCTATAAAATCATATAGAGATAATTGGTTCAATCTTTCAATCATAACCGGGAAAGCATATAATATTTATAATCACGGGCACACGCATCTTTATGTTGCTGCTTACCAATACTGCGTAGTTCATGACGTAAACCCTTTATTTCATATTTCAAATCACTATAATCATTGAAAATAATAGGTTCACCAGTAGTATCCACTCCTACAAAGGTGGGAGAAAGAGAGGGAACATCCCATTCCGGAACATCCCAATCAGGCAAATCAATAGAGCTCACATCCGGAAATACCTGTGCACCTTTAGGAAGATCCACAAGTGTAGGAGTATCGGGTGTCACCCATGCTTTACCGGCATACATGACAACCTCATGTTTACCAGCATCACCCACGAGCGCCTTACCGCCCGGATGAGCACCGTCTTTCGTTCCTTCAGCATAAGAAGGAATCGGTGTAGCGAGAATAGTTGCCACTTGAATAGCTCCCAATGCTCCTATCAAGATTGATAACGGGATATTGGGCAACGCTTCAGTAATAGCAAGTGCAGTCGCTATTCCAGCCTGGGCAATACTCGTTGCTTTCTCCCATACAGCTTGTTTATGAGCAATCTCTTGCTTTTTCTTTTCAAGCTCCTCATTCTTGGCTTCAGTAGCAGCTTTTGCAGAACGTTTACGGGCTTCGGCTTCCTCTTCCGATATGGCACCTTGTTCAGCCTGCTTTTCATAACGTTCTACATCTTTTTCATACTTCTCATCGTTTGCATCCTGTTCTTCCTCTATTCGGTCAATCTGACCGTCATAAACAGTACTGACAAGACTACCGATTGCACCGACAGCTTGAGATGCAGTCTGCAACCATTTTTTGAGATTCTTTTGACGTTCTTTCTGCGCTTTTTCATCTGCCTTGGTAACACTATTGATAGCAGCAATCTCTGCTTCTGCTTCCTCTTCGGCAAGATCAGCCTTTAATTTCTGCAACTGTTCGGCAATCTTAGCCCTATCATCCGCACTAAGGTTATCAGCTTGAAGTTCCAATTCTAAGGCATCAATAGCGGCTTCGGTAGTCTTTCGAGCATAATCAAGCCGTAACCGGTATTCCTCTGCCGCATATTCCTGCTGTGTAATTTGCTTAGAAGCCAGTTTCTTTTTCAACGCAAGCATATCCATGATGTGTTCTTCATCACGAATCTTTTGCTCATGAGATGCATTTTCAGCGATCAATGAAATTTGATCGGAAGCATACTTCTCATACAACTCCTTTTTCTTCTTTGCATACTTTTCAGCAATGAGGAACACATCTTCACCAGTTTTCTCTGCTGCATCAATTTCACTCTCACGTTGAAGTTCCAACTGTTGAAGTTTTAAATCCAATTCCTCTTTAGAACCTTTTCTAACAACAGTAAGGGCGTTTTCAATATCCTTCTTTTCACGATCTGAATTATACTTGATGGAATATTCATCAAGAGCACGCTGCATCTCTTTAGCAAGATTCTTCCGGGTTGCAATCTCTTCCCTACTATATCCCTTAACAGCAGCTATCTTCTTTGAATACTCAATACCAATACGGGCAAGTTCTTTCTCTAATCCCTCATCCATAAGGGAAAGTTCTGATTCTTGGTAAGTCTGTTGGATTTTCAATTTCTCCTGTGCAGCTTTCTCCAATTCGCGTTTTTCCTTATCAGTGAGAGGTTTTTTGAAAGTACTTTCTGTATTTTCATTCTTTGGATTAAATTTTTCTGCAATTTTATCAAGTCCAGCATTAAATTCATCACTCGAATATATCCTAAAGAAATTTTTAGAAAACTCTAATTGCGCCCTATCAGCTTTTTGAGCTTCTTTTGTATATACTCCAAACATCTTAGCACCTGCATTTTTAAACCATGACATATTTTCAAATTCTGATGTAGAGTACAGGGCACCAGTTTTCATTCTTTCTAAAGCCTTACGTTCTTGAGCTGTCACTTCAATTCGTTTATTCTTCATTTGAATAACAGCTTTGGTATATGCTTCTTCCTCTGAATCGCCTGCATCAAGAAGTCTCTTATACTCACTTTGAAACTCTTTTTCAGCTTCCAATATTTTATTATTTGCATCCTTTTGTGCAAGTCCTCTAAAGTTTGTTTCTATTTGAGTTATTTTATCTTCGGGAGATTTTAAATCATTAGCTATGCTTCTAATCTTATCGGCCATCCAATTAAGAAACTCTTTTGCAGGACCTGTTGATTCAGAAAATGAGAGCATGAATGCTTCCCATGCAGACGAAAGATTAGCCAAAGCTCCCTGCACATTATCTCCCATTGTGTGTGCCATATTAGCAAGCTCTCCATCTACACCAGTTATTTGATCACGTAATGGAACAATCTTATCAGCGGCAGTAAGGAAAGCGTTGAAAGCTGCTACACTCCGTTTATCCGTCATTTCAAGAGTAGTATTCAAATCTACTCCCTGCTCTTTCAACTTCTGTAAACCAATAACCAATTCAGGCAATGTCTTTACAGGACCTCCCAGTGATTTTGCAAGTACACCATTAGTATCAGCTAAATTTAATAGAATATTACGTGTAGCGGTAGCAGACATAGAAGCATCAAAGCCAGCATCTGCAAGTTTTCCAACCAATGCTAAAGTATCCTCTATGGTAAAATTGAAAGCTTTAGCAACCGGGCCTACGATAGGTAATGCAGTAGCAAGGTATGAAAAAGATAAAGCGCTTTTCGAGGTTGCAACTGCCATAGCAGAAACATAGCGTTCAGTTTCTTTGGTATCTGCATTAAACATTCTCAAAGCTGCACCTGATAAAGCGGCAGCATCTGATAATTCAGCACCAGTCGCTTGAGCAAATTTGAGTACAGCTTCTGTTGATTCTAAAATTTCTTTTCTAGTAAATCCTAATTTTGCTAACTCTATTTGTAATTCAGTAGCTTCCGAAGCAGTATATTTAGTAGTAGCTCCCAAACGTTGAGCATCAGAAGTTAATTCTTTTATTTTATTTGAAGTAGTACCTAATATAGCTGCAAGACGGCTATTGGCATATTCAAACTTAACGATATCCCCAACCCCTTCACGTAATTTGGTGAATAAAGCAACAACACCTGTAACAACAGCTTGTGCACCAATATATCCAGCAGCTATGCCTTTTAACCCCATGCCGACTTGACTCAAGCCTTTACCCATGTGCTGTTGAAGCATCAAACCGGAATTTCGAGCAATAATACCCATGTTTTTCATAGATCTATTGCCATTCTCTAATTCAATGATAGCAGCTTTGATTTCTTCCCGATATGCACCTACTGTCATCTTTTGTTGTGTGTACCGGTCGGAGTTACGTTTCACATAATCGGTATTAATACCTATTGTGGAGTTAAGGCGTGCAAGAGTCCGGATATAGTTTTCATCAGTATCTTTCAATACATCTACAGCCTTTTGAAGCTGTTTATTCATTTCTTTTGCTTGTGCCTTACTATGTACTTCCTGATTGGTTAGAGTGATAGCTGTCCGAATGAGCTTTAACCGTTCTTCCTCTGTCAATACAGTTTTCTTACGAGTACTATTACCTGCATTTTGAGCTTTGGTTAAGTTGGCTTCTGCTTTAGCACTTTTTTCTAAAGAAGAAGCATTATCAGCGCTCGCCTTAGTAAGTTTCTTGATTTCAGCAGTTGAAAGCTTTTCTGCATTCAACTTTTCCTCTATACGTTTTGTCACAGTCTGGGATATTTCCGACTGTTTTCTAAGAGCTTCGGTCAATTCATTAGAAGCGGAACTCGCATTTTTAGATTGAGTAGTATATATAGAGCCTAACTTTTCAAGATCGGCAATTCCGTCCACATTTATCTTTAACCCTTTTGCAAGATCTTTGGCTGCATTGGCATACGTTGCCCTTACACGCTCAATAATATTATCCAGTTCAACCAATGTCTGAATCTCACCATCCTTTACAAGTCCTTCTATTACTAATTCTGCCATAATTATAGGTAATGTCTATATTCGATAATCTTTCCTTTAATCTCATTCCCAACCTTATCAAAAGCATAGGTACCGTCCTCTTTTTGATAAACAACATACATACAGCCATCCAAAATAGCTGCTTTCTTCGCCAGTTCACTGATACGATCCAGTTCACTTTGCATTTTCTTTATCTCGCATCCACAAGCCATAGCCTACCGGTACCCACATTCAGAAAAGAAACGCTCTAACCATGGACGAAGATACATGATGTTGAAATACTCCTTTGCAGTATCTCCAACGCCAAGAACCTGCTCACCATACTTTCTTTCAATGGATGGCCCCTCTTTAAAACCTTTTGTTTCAAAACGTAATCCGGAATCTATTTTTTGCGCAAAAATGCTATCGTAAAAAGTACCAGTGATAAAAAGGTTAGGAACCTCGACCGGGCGTGGTGGCAAATATAGCATCTCTCCCCTAAGAGGTGGGGTTATCTTCTCTTTCCAATGTTTATACCTTTCTGCTTGATTTTGCCAGGGACCGGGTTCATTGAAATAGGTATCGTTGTCATAAGTGGGATTCAATAAATGTTCGGTACCATCTAAACCACTATATAACTGTTCCTGTATGCAATCAATAAGCACATTCTTATTTTCCTCCATACATTTAACACACTCTCCCTTAAATCCGGAAGCAATGGAATGAATCACGTCATAAACTTTATCGAAATCTGCCATATAATAAATAATGAAATGGGCCGGGCTGCAACTACACCCCAGCCCATTAGTTACTTAGTTATCGTATCGAACACATCAGAGAGCTTCTTCCGGCGCTTTTCCTCTTTCAAGTTTAGCCACACCACATTGATATGAGCTTCAATAAATTCTTCCTTCGTCATCTCCTTTACTACGGAATCAACGAACGTTACACCATCTGTTTTCATGCTACCTGCTCAATACCTCTAATTCCTTTTTCAAACAACACAGAAGGAGATTTCAACGAAGGAACAGCACCTGCTTTGGGGACAATGGTTATTACACCATCAGCATAAGAAGCAGAAGTTGTATTATTCATAACCTCGGCGGCACCATCAGCGATGAGACTTCCGAATTCTTCTGTACGATCGTAGCCACCAATCTTCTCGATAATTTTGTAGGCATTTTCCGCTTCTGTCTTTTCAAAAACGACATCAACCAAGCCCATCAAGAAGTTTTTAGGATTGAAATCTAACTGCACATAATCAAAATTCAACAGGCTTTCTTCTGCATCCTCATGAGCGAAACTTACTGTCATAGTTGATTTTGCACCACTTGTAGGGAAACGGGTTACAGTTGGATAAACAGAAGACATTGAAATGCCCGCCAACACATCTGTACCATCATTAAAGCCAATCAAGGTGTTATCTTGATTCCAAAAATAAACGTCCCACCCCTTGTTAGCACACCTCAAAAGTTGGGCATTCAAAACTTCGTCGAAACTCTTTAAAGTAAAGGTATCTGTAAGAGCATTAAGCCCGTTGTACTCACTTGCACCATAACCAGTCGCATTTACCTGTGGATCACCTCCATTCGAAGCATATTCCAGGAATGGGAAAATAGGATAAATACGATCCGGGCGGTCAGCATGGCATAATTCAAGTAACTTCTCACTTGTAATATCGGCAGGAAGTTTCACGCCATGTTCTACCATAATAGCACCTTTGACTTTCTTCCAGTCGATTTTACATGCAGAACTACCTGTATTCATCCGGCCACCTTTACATGTTCTAATCTTTCTCATTTTCTTCTACAATTAAGATTATTAATTTTTATTTCCATCGAGCGTATGTTTATGGCATCTATGGGCTCGCTCACAGCCTTACCGGAATCTGTATAGGCTCCGTATCTACCATACGAATAATTCTCTGAATAACTATGTTTCACTTTCTCGTCACAGTCGCAGTCGAACCGGAAATCTTCATATAATACTTCCAACAAACGTTTATAGATTGGACGGAGAATATTCTTGAAAGATGTAGTTCTACGTTCCTCATTACTCCACTCCTTACAGGATGAACAAACTATAATCAACGAAACCTTTGCCTTAGAAAAATAATTTGGATCACTTCTATCTTCATAAATTGGAGTAAAGAGTGCAACCAGCGGGAACTTTTTTTCAGACTGGCCAGGAGATTTACTGTATTCATCTAATATGTCCTTGATATATTGACTGCTACCAAAGATGTAATTCAATCTTGGTGACTTTACAATTTTTGCCCCACCTTTCCCATTAGGGTAGAGGATTTCAAGTCCTTCAGGAAGTTTTCTAACTACTTCTTCAAACAGTTCTGTTATATCCAATTCCATCATAAATTGAAAGCATTAATGGGAGTTAATAGGTTCTTTTGAATCTTCAAACCGGTGAAAGGACAATCATCGGACATCGCCCATTCTACAAAGAGTCGGTTCTTCTTCACCATGCTGTTCCAGACACTAACCTGTCTCTTAATCGGAGATATATACTCGTTAGCACATTTCAATCTTACAAGACCAGTGATAGTAGCCTGTGTATTCATATCACGTAAAATGTGAAAGAACACATAATCGGCGAACGGTTCACTTAGCTTTTCACATAAAAGTGCATATCCGAATTGAGGTTCATCTTTTTCCAAGATATCAACCTCATCTGAAGAATCCTCTTTTTCCTGTTCTACGATCTCCAAATAATCAGTAATAGCTTGTGAAAGACTAAAACCGACAGCAGTATGAAGAAATTCGGTCTGAAATGCCTTGATATACCCGTTTATCACCTCATTTACTGCAAGAGACTGGGGCGAAGGCATTTCAGCGACCGAAGCATTCTCAATATGCCTGGGACCTGACGTAAAATATGAAACATCAATCAACATGGCAATAGTTATTTAGAAGCCTTACCCTTTCCGGTTTTCTTTTCATCTTCCACGGAAACGGTTTTATCATCAACAACAGTTACTTCCTTAGCATCTCCAGCAGGCAATTCTTTTGAATCGGCAGCCGGAAGATTCTTGTTATCAGAAGGAACCAGGGCTTCAAGTTCTGCAATACGAGCTTTCATTGTATCACGTTCATCTGTCAGTTCAACAATAGCTTTATCTTTCTCCGTAATGGATTCAGTAAGTTCACCGATTTTCGCTTCTTTCTCTGTGAGCATACATTCCAATGTCTTTCGAGCATCTTCTTCTGTCACCAAGCCGCATTCGGAAATGGGGGTGATTGTTATCAACCCCCTACTAACACGAATACGTTGCTCGCGAAGTACACGCGTCAGTTCTTTGTCCTGACCTGTAATAATGTACTTTTCCATAATCTTAGGCTTTCTTAATAGCGTTCAAAACATCGTCCAAATCACCATAAGCAAAAGCCCAAGGCATATAAACAGGCATCATCACTTCCTCTTGAATCATAACAGTAGTCATGTTCTTCAATTTAGTATTCACATCATCGGCAAACTCAATAGAAAGTGCAGTGTAATCAATCAATGAACATCCGTTCACCATATCCCCGGCAAAGTACTTACCAACTCCCATTGAGTTGCATTCAATAATAGGGATACCAGCAATTGACTTCTGACCATTCGTTTCTGCGATAAGGTTCAGCTCTCTACCAGTAGTATCTTTTGCTGTTGAAATAGTGAACACAGTAGACGGATGCAATACAAAAGCATTAGGGTAATACTGACCGAAGTTTAATACAGCAAAAATAGCATTTGCAGCATCCTTGTAGTTAGGATCTTCAACAGAGCCAAACATACCACTCTTCACAGTACCAGTAATCTTATTGATAGATTCTTCGGTACCTTGATAATCGAAATCAATTGCAAACTTACGATCATTCATCTTATGAATCGTGAAAGTATCGTTCAAACCAGTCTCAACAGTAGCACCGGCAAAAGTAACTTTCATATTATCAATGATCTTATCATTTGCAGCAGCAAGAACGATTACAGCTCTACCATTAGTCGTTTTCTCAATAGATTCGATAGCACCGGCAGCAATAGTAGTATATGTGCCACTGATGAACTTAGACACACATTCAACTCCTTCGTAAGTGGTAATACCCTTCAAGTTATCACCGGAGCCATCACCGAACAGGATTTGGAAGTTTTCTGCCGTTTTAACCCACAATGGAAGGCGGTTAAGAATGAATGACACGACATAACTCTTTGCTTTCAACAATCTCTTTGAAAGATTCATATGGGTACCGACACGTCTTACGTTCGTAAACTCTTCCTTAAACTTCAAAGAAGATTCTGAAAGCATACCATTTTCAGATACTACTGTTGCATTACGGTCGAAATCATAGACCTGTTCGTAAGAAATAGACAATGCAGCAGGATCGCCAGTTTCTACGAGCATCAAATCACGAAGGTTTAATTTCTGTTCATGAATTGCCGTTACAACACGCCCAGTTGAACGGTTATTACTTAACGGAGTATTAGAACTATTCGAAACAGAAACCAAGCCTTTCAAATCAAGATTAAGACTACCAGAAGATTTTTCACGACCGCTGAAATATCCTTGGCAAGCAGGGGTATCGAGGAAATCTCCAACAGCCTTCTCAACAGCATTAACAGAAGTGAGGATACCACCATTCTCTTTGATTTTATCAAATGCTTCTGCTAAAGCAGTAACCTTTTCCGATTGCTCTCTATACGATTCCTGTATTTTATCGAAGTTGGGTAATCCTTTTAAGGTATCAGCAAGACTGTCTGAAATCTCTTTAAACTTGGCTTCTATTGCAGTCTTATCCATCAAACCACCTACAAATTCATCGCAAACCTCTTTACACTTTAATTGGATTGTACCAAGCAAAGATTTTTCCTCATCGGTTAAATCTTTTTCATTCTTAGCAAAGCTAATCAAAGGAATAGGAGTAGCAACAAGTACTCCTAATGTAGAATCTCCACAAAAGAAATACAGAACAATACCAACAATCGCAATGACAGCGAATAACAAAAGGGATTTATATCCCATTACAGTTTTAATAAAATTTTTCATTTTACAATAGGTTAAATTGATTTTATAATAATGAGCCAATTTTTGCAGCAAGTGAGAGATTCGTTTCGTGCTTCTCTTTTCCCTCTTCCTTAACTCCCTGTTGGGTGTCGTTTGACGGCGCAACAGGATCTTCAGATTTGGTATCTGCAACTTTAGCAATCATAGTTCTATAGACTCTACTCCAGCAATGAGGACAACGTACATAACTGACAATATCCTCAATGCTTTTTACTTGTAAATCGTCCTTCATACTTTTATGAGCATCAAGAACAGCAAGTACCTGAGTACGAATTTCAGGTTTTAATTTATCCATTTCCTCTCTTACTACACCTTCAACTATCCAACGTTGATACATGGCAGCCAAATCAAGTACCTGGTTACTGAATGTACATTCAGCCTGTTGGTCATAATCGAAACTATGCCCACACTCCGGACAAGTGACCATAGTAGATTCACCTGTAAGAGCTTTTGTTATTAATCCTAACTTCATATCCAAATCATTTAAGCGCTCATCTGAATAGCGCATTGTTAATGCTTTCTGAATCAACTCTAAAGAAGCCGTTAATTTGGAACGCTGTGTATCAAGGGAATCATCACTCTTGATACCAACTAAGAAAGTTTGAGGATTGGCTCCCCATGCCTGCAAAGTTGAAACCTCGCCCAAAAACCATTCCAAAACAAGACCGGGATTATCCTTGTCTCTTCGAATAGCCTTTACTCCTATCGAGTGCTCAAGTGTTTTCCCACATTCAGCGTATAACTTATAGTCCTCAAAAGTTTCTTTTGCTATCTGTTTGTTTAGATTCATTTTGGATACAACCACAAGATTATAGTTTTCTTCTTTCGCTTCAATAGGGCAACCTATAAGTTTCGTTTTATCATGGTCAAGCAAATGCTTTCCACGCTTCAAGAAAAACTCATTAATCGTTTTATTAAACGAACCACTCGCAGATGTTTCTTTCTGTGAATCTTCAACACCGATTCCATTTACGGCAATCGTAACAATCCCCTTCTCTTCATCAACATCATTTGCCTTCGTTTTCAGTTGAAGGCTTTTCAACTCTTTGTCCATTGTTACTTTCTTTTTTAGTTATACTAATAATTGATTTTACTATCTCGCGTTCCTCATTTGACATCTCATAAAGTAGCTTATCAAATAAAGGAATCTCGATTTTACATTCTTCAATACGTGCCCTGTAATCATTCAAGGTTATAACACCATTCATAAACTCTGTCATGGCACGTTCAGAAACAATTGTACTAACTTCTTCCTTTTCTTTCTGACCTTCCTGCAGACAGTCAACATGACTGTAATCAACATCTATATAATAGCCATCACGGTCGTAGCCAAACATCTGTGTTATTTCCTCACAGAATCGTTTTGCCATTGGTATAACTTTAGAAGTATATACCGTTTTCTCTGCCGTTTTTTGATTTGAAAATGTACTTTGGTCTTTACGAGGAACAAGAACAGAAGGTACTCCTAAAGCTCCGGCGATCATAATAGCATCATTTAAAGTTTCCTCGAATGGCTGCAACTCTTGAATACTTAGGCTTGTACGGATGAAATCAATAGGGATGCTACTTACAGCATAAGGGAACTTGGTACCGTCTACACCATAGTTATTATCATATTCTTCCAGAAGCTCCTTTTTCTCTTCTGGTTGCATGGCCAACGTTCCTGTTTCATCTTTCATCGCAGAAACAACAAAACCAAGAGCACCCCGTTTTACATAAATAACATTTCTCGCCTTATATACAGGAATAAGATTATCAATAGCCATTTTTACTGAATTAAGTATAGAATGCCCCTTTATAAAATAATTCCCATTGAATTCAGCATTTCCATCTTGATCGTGAAAAATAACACATGGATCTATTTGTTCAGTGAAATTCATACCACACTGAAGCTGATAATAGTCTATAATATCCTCCTTTTCAGCAACTCCAAAAAGAGGAATATTATTCTTTAGCACAATATTTACCTTATCAGGTGGTAATACCCAGTAATTCCGGCATTTCTTGTATATCGGAGTACGAAGATGATGAAAAGCTCCTGGTATAGCACATTTAATATAGCTGTTCCCTGTAGTTAACTTATATACGAAGTGCATATATACAAGTCTCTGAAATGATGATAAGCAGTTGGGCCTACTCAACATCTCATTAAATTGCTGATTATTCCATACCACTGAATCATCTGAAGCTTTCTTTAGTAGGAACTTTCCACCAGCAATACGGCTTGCGATATAATCAATAGGGAAAAAGACTTCCCCTACCGTACAGAATAAAGTAAGAAAATTAGCATCAGCTACATAGGGGCTAAAATAATCCTCTGTTATCCTGAAACGTCTTTTAGGAAGCGTGTTCAGTAGCTTGCCGACCTCTTCGGCTACAAGCTGCGATATATCAGTACTCTTCTTATTTAACAATCCGAAAAATGCCATATTGATTCTGTTTGTGGCAAATATATGTAGAAGAATAAACGGTTTCTCAAAATCGCAAAATCTTGGAAATTAGAGTAAGAATAAAAACGGGTATTACTCACTATCTGTCAACGACTTACAAGACATATCAATGTGAGCCTAATTTTATTAGATAATATGCTAAACCACTTAACGCAGTACTTCCCTCTTTCTCTTCACTATCCAAATTATAATCCAAAACATTAGATAAAAAAGAGCTATATTCATCTGATTCGTCCAATTTACTACTCGATAATAAGATATTCTCCTTGATGAAGTCAGATGTAGCTGCTATCCTTCTGTCAACATCTGCATACTCAGGCAATACCTTGACACTTGGAAGAACCTTTCTAATTTCTCTAATCATAGAGAAGAATGCACTTGAACATTCAGCTACATATTTTGACGCATCATGACTTACAATTGATTCTTTTACATCCTCTATGGATTCCTGCTGCCTAAATGCAACATCTACCAAATGCCATTTACTACCACACTGGAAAACCTGAAGGAGAATAAACTTACTATTGATATATGGAATGAAATAAACAATTTTATTGTCGTATGTATATTCCTTATCCGGATTAAAGAATGAAAACACTCCTTTATTTCCATACAAGTTCCTTTTTCTCCGGTTACTGAACTCAATATACTGTTCATTGCATAAATCTACTACAACATATCGGAATGTATCGGATAAATGCCCATGTTCCTCATAAGTTTGCAAAGTAGTTTTATTCTTGACCTTGGTTTTAAGAATGGCACCGTTAGCATCCTTCTGTACACTCATGTAGTCCTCGATAGATACCGAACATGATTCGTCGATGTATATCTCTATGCCAGGAACAGTACAATCAAAGATAGCATTGATAAACTCACCAGTCATGGCAACACTCGGATTCTTATTGCCTACTTTATCCTCAATCTCGAATCCTTCTTTCTGCAATGTATCTATGAATAAGTCCATCCAAGAGCGTTTTTCATCATCAATGCTATTGGCCGCCTTTGTTGAGGCATCCCCGTGTAGGTAGACTTTATCACTATACCTGATATCTTTCAGATACTTGGCTACAAGTTTAGAGGACTTCTTTACTGTATTGTTAGGACTTTCGGCGCATGTCTCATGGAACTGCCAAACCTTGATACCGGTAGTGAAATCTACTTGCCAGTACGACACACTGATATATGGCAGTACGTTATTATCTACTGATATATGAATAGGCAGGTCCGGGATATATTTATGTTCACCGGAATGTTTGCCACGGTTGAACGAACCGAAGAACTCGCTACCGGTACGAATAACACCCCACTCTCCCAATGCGTACACATTGTAATAATCCGGATCGTGAACTCTATCATACTCAAAGTCGGCAACACATTGCTCATCATAAAAACCGTATGTACCATCAGGTGAACCAACAACCCAAAAGTTATTCAGATAGGTAGATTGGATAATAACTGTATTTGATTCCTGTTCCTCGATCTGCTTCGTACGAGGATTAAGTATTTGCCGAGGCGCATTCTTCTTTACGGATTTGACCTTAGTAAGCTCCTCCGGCAACTCTTTGCCGGCAATGGTAACAGACATTGGCACATCATGCCATTTGTCTTTATCAATGAACTCTTTCTTTATCCAGTGGCTTTCACTGATCGGATTAAAGGTACAAATAATCTGCTGCCCTTTCTTACCACGCAAACGCTTACGTAGCTGCTTGAAATCCGGATGCTCGAACTCTGACCATTCCTCTAACTGAACACGCTTATAGTTGGAGATACCTTTTATCTTCTCCGGATCGTCAAGACCGGAAAAATCTATCTTCGCACCATTAACCAGACACTTAATAGTATTCTGTTGGAACTTGAACAAATGGGAGATGCCAAGACCGGCCGCAGCGACTTTATAATCTTCATAAATGGTTTTGAGAATAGAAGCTCCTACCTTACGCATTACAAGAGTGTTTTCACCATCCTGTAATGTCTGTATCAGTATTGTTTGTGCCACACTATACGACTTACCGGAAGATGAACCTCCATAGAGAATGATAAAACGGATAGTCTCATCATTCAAGTACTTCAATAGATAGAATCCGTTAGGATTTAGCTTCTTATAATTTATAACCATATTGTTCTAAAAGTAAGGTTTCTCCGTAGGGTGAATACCGGATTTTGCAGTTCAAATTGTTCTATTCTTCCGAATCTCCATTTTCATCAAAGCCGATACGAAGTTCACCGATTTTATTTCCCTCACCACCTTTGATGTTGACATTCTTATCTGCTTCCCATCCATTCCAAGCACCTAATATCCGGGCCGCTTCTGTTTTGCCATTGAACTCATAGGTAACTTCTCCTCTCTTATTCTGTATCTTCTTCAATGCGTTACGGGCACGTTTGGGAAGTTGGGAAGGAGTTCTCATTTTTGTTTTCCCGGTTGCGGGGTCAACAAAATGAAGATCATCAGGATCGGCAAGCACTATATCCATTAGCACCTTCTCAACAGTTTTCCTCTCTACTTCAGACTCTTTCGCTCTCTGCGCCTTAATCTCATTTATCCTTGTACTGACCTTGCTATTTGCTAATAGTCTACTGGCAGCACTCCAAATCGTTTCAGGCTTCATGTTGGCAGTATTATAAGACATTCGATATGCTTCACTTGCATTACCTTCTGTATCAACGTAATATTTACAGAATTTCTCTTGCTTAAATGTTAATGTTCTATCTTCATTTCCCATATCAATGATTGTTTATTCCTACGAGAAAAAGAAGCTGCTCACTGTCTTTCAATAACTCATAGGTGGCAAGTAATGTACTGCCAGTTGTTAGTATGTCATCGTACACTATTATCTTCTTTTCCCTTATCGGACGAAGAAGAAAGAATTCCGGATTCAATCTATCTTTAGTTAGGCACTGAATTGCATTCTCATAGAATGGTATTTTCACCGCCCCAGCTATTTTCGTACAGATAGAGGTTGCAAAATGAAAGCCCTCGTAGTGTCTCCGTCGCGGTGTGGTGACTATACACCATCCTTCACATCCCCCTACAATGAAGCGGTGGAGAAACTCACACGCTCTCTCTGCAAAGAATGATGCAAGTTCCTCCGACTGTTTAATTTCTGAAAAGCTGGTACCAGTCTTGGAACGGGTGAACTGGGAGATGTAATAGATATCACCCTTTTTATGAAGTGATACCTTTTCTTTCAGATCACATAACCGTTCCTGATGAGACCAGCTCTTACATTTCACCGCTTCCGGCTTATCCCAGTCATCAATACGATATATCTTTCCCTTTCCTTTCATCAAAGATCTTCTTTACTCCGTCCTCGACAGATGTGTAAGACAAAGGTACTAAATAGATATCCCGGTTCACCGACTGCTCCAAATTGTCAAAATCCCGTTTTTCATTAATCAGCTCAATTTCAAGCGATTTGTAGTATTTCACTAAAGTAGCAAAATACATAGTAGTCACCGGTTGCACATTGCAGATGTTGATTAGCTGACGGTTACAACCTATTGCATAGATAAGGCCTTCGACAACATCACTCATATAAGTAAAGCACCGAATATTCTGACCGCAGTTGTATAATGACACCCTTTCCTTATTAAGCAGGAACCAGAGAAGAGTTCTTTCGCGTGGGTTTGGTGAATATACATTATGCAGCCGGCATCCAGTAGCAGTCTTACAATAAACAGATGCGTACTGCTCATCGAAGTACTTACTTATACCATAGAGACTTGTAGTATTCTCCGGATTCGCAGTTGACGAACTAGCATACACTAACTTTACATGATATTGATTACAAGCATCAGCAACTCGCATGAAGGTATCAATGTTATCTTTCCTGATTTGTTCCAGGTTTCCATTAAACACGCTTGTTTGTGCCGCTAAATGGAACACACAATCAATATCCTCATTCTTTAGATACTCGCATACTTTCGTAGCTTCAGTACCGCACTTTCGGTCAAGTCCTATGACTTCAATACCTCTTTTTACTAATTCTCGGCAAAGGGCTTTACCTATAAAACCCTCACTGCCAGTTACAATCATTTTTCTCATCATCACAAAAAAATAAAGGTGTATCGAATAAACAATACACCAAAGGTTCAACAATTATATAAATTTCAGTTCTTATTATTACAATCTTTCCTTACCTTTGCAATATGAATAAAGACAGAAAAAGAGTTCTGATAATAGGTAACGGATTTGACCTTTGTTTAGGCAGAAAGACTTCATACAAGGACTTTTGCCAATCTGAATTTTGTCCTAAAGACTACCCATCTCCTTTAATCAAACATTTAAATGACAAATGGAACGATAATTTAGATGCTGTAAAATGGTATGATTTGGAGAATGAGTTATACAATTATTATATAAGAATCAAAAACAATAATGGGCAAATAATAGACCTATACAACGATAAAGAAAGGAACGTTTTAGAACAAATTCAAGCAAATGGACCAGTCACAGAATTTTATGAATGTATAAAATCTAATGTAGACATTGTTAATAATCTGTTAAAAAACGGAATATTAATCTTGCCACGCTTTTCTTGTTATATCAGTTTCTCGCATGAAGATATATTAAATCCTCCTATTGAACGAGACCAAAAAGCCTTACAACTCATAAAAAATGGATTAATACAATATCTCATAAAAGTGCAACAAGAAACTATTAACGAAAATTCTATAGCTGCAATTGTCGCAAGAGCATTTATGCAGAATAAATCAAATGATCAAATTGTCATATATTCTTTTAACTACACGAGTTTTAGTGAAGTAGCTCCTAATTCCAGTTTTGCAATGGAGTTTAATGATACAATAAACTATGTACATGGATGTATCTTAGATGGAAATATTATATTAGGAACAAAAGATGAGAAAATTGCTCATAACTATGACTTCATACAAAAATCATTTGATTCTCAGTATAATCCTCCTGCTATGGTATATGATTTAATGGATGCTGATGATATTACAATATTTGGGCATTCATTAGGCATAAATGACAGCCAATATTTTAAAGCCTTTTTTGAAAGGCAATCTTCATCTACTAATCCTCAAAAGAAGAATATTACAATATTCACTAAAGACGCAAAATCAGAAATTGAGATAAAACGCTCACTACAAGAAATGACAAACTGGAATTTGACATCTTTATATGGATTGAATAATCTCCAAATAATTAAAACAGATGAATGTGCCAATACCCCAACCCTATTAAGAAAGTACATCAAAATGTATGTTGATAATGATGAAGATATTGGAAATATAATCCACAGCTAACCACTATGTTCGCAATAGATTATTATATCCTATTTATTTCATTACTATATACATTTGGAGATTTCATCATTTTTTTGTTTATTTGCAAAAACATCTAATAATATGAAACGATTCATAAACATTACCATATCTGTAATAACGCTCTTGGCTTTAATCATCATTTTAGTTATTGGGTTAGATATACAAAGTCTCAAATTAGGTTCATTTACAAATGCTCAAAATATAAATAGCATATTAATTAATTTATCATATAGTTATATCGCTGGAGCTTTTTTTTACTTTTTGGTAACAACTATACCTTTCTATTTGAGAAAAAGAAAAATTAATCTTGTCATCAAAGATAGAATAAATATTATTTCAAAAGGTACACAAACGATCATCTTTGCATATGATCCATCATCAATCAATTTAACGATTGAGCAAATTGAAAATGTGAATTTGGATAGAAATAATGAAAATGATTTATTGAATCTTTTTAAAAGATCAACGATTTTTGATATTTCAAATGTTGCGAAACAAGTTTTGCCAGAAACAAATACTAAAATTTTATTCACAATAAATCAATCATTGCAAATAATTGATAAAGCTATTGATGAAACACTTAACTATTTAGATTATCTTTCTGAAGAACAAATTATCCTATTGAATAATATAAAGAATTCAGCATTTAAGAATACGGTTTCTTCATCTACTGACAACGAATTTTATAAATATATGTTTAACCAGCCTCAAGTCGTTGATACTTTAGCAAAAGATTTCATTGTATTCTGGAAAGATGTAAAAAAACTAAATAGTATATCAAAATAATCAATATTATCTTTCAGGTATATTTTAATTATCTCTTTATCGATTTAAATAATAATTACATTTAAATCCTTTTCTTGGTGAGAAGTCTGCAAAATCGCAGGTCTTAAATATCTGATGCTTGTTAGCCCATTGTGCAATATCCTTTTCATATAAAGTAGGTTTGCGGTTATTATTAAAGTCTCGGTATGGCTGTACAAAAGGAGAAATTCCTAACTCTTTAAGCCTATTTAATCGATACATATCCTGTTCTACTGTAGAGTTAAAACCTACTAAGACATAACAAGACAAATTACGAGGCTTGATATATTTAGTAACTTCTCTCAACTTTTCTGTAAGGTCAATCTCCGGTAAATCCCATGCAATATGGATTCTTCTTTTCAATTTCAGCTTACTCAAATAAAATGCTTGCTCCTCATTCATGATCCTGACATCAACACCATGTAAATTGACCATCTGATTTTTCTTTTGCAGATAATTAATGGCATCTCTCCATTCGGGATTTGCAAAAAAATTGTTATCTAACACCTCGATCCATTCTCCTTTAGGATTCAACTCAACTGGTTCTACTGCCCGGATATATCCTTCTTTTTCACGAACCAAACAAAACGGACATTTACGGATGCAGCCCCGGCTAAAGAACTGAATAGAGAAAGGATACTGGGGATAAATGGAGTAATCCATCAACAAACTGTTTTCCACATCATCAGAAAGCCTGCTTGCAATGTCATACCCAGTACCGCCTTTCTCTATAATATCAGCTTGTAAGGTCAAGTAATTAAAATCAGGAGTGAAAGTAAATACTTTGCTTGCCATTACTTTATCATATTGACTGAAAGGGGTAGCCCATTCCACTTGGTCACCTCTCGCCTTATGATATGCAGATGCACGCATAAGAGCGAAGTTAGGGAAGTGATGACCGTCTACATCTACAATTCCAATGTTCATCATTTTTCTTATGAGAATTATTTATTCCGATTATTATATCTCCAAGCTCTGATAAACCACTTTGTTAATTCCCAAAGAACCCGTGGAGAAAATATAATCTTTCTAATTACATAGAATGGTATTATAGTTTCCATTGCTACGTAGTAGTTATCTTTAAACTTTCTATGCCTTGTACACGATTCTGCTAATTTCTTCTGGTTTAAATCAACCCAGCCATGATAATGTACACCGATAAAATTTTTGTGTAACCAAAATTCGGTTAGTCTTTTTCGGTTCTTACAATCAGTTTGACATATAAAAAATCCCCATCCCATAATCATTCCTTTCTTATCTTGTTAGTCATTAATCAATAGTTCTAATTCAATTAATAATTCCCGTCTCGCCCAACGTCTTGCACGCATATTAGCAAGTTGATCTGTTCGTCGTTTGGCTTTCTTTGAAGCACGGGTATTGTAGGTATGATTGGGAAACTTATCATGACCAGGACAACATCCAAAATCCTGTCTTTTTATACCTTCTTTCCTCATTCTTTTTCTTGTATTAAAAAATAACCTCTGTAAATTCATATGAACTAAGTGCATTTTCCAAACTATCAAAAGAATCAAATTCTCTTTTAATGCGTCCGAACTGATATGAATATACTTCTTCACCTCGTTTACGTTCCATGCTAATAATATACTTGAAACCGTCTTCCCGTGTAACTGTAACAGGATAACCTTCTGTTATATTGTCAATTATCTTTTGTTCGTTTAAAATCACTTTATTCATAGTTCTATTTGTTATTTACATGTTTGACTTTTAATTATTTACATCTATAAAGATAATCGTTATTGACAGGGTATGAAAACAGAAACTTCGCCATTTTAACGCCATTTTCATCAAATCAATTTGATTTGTTACTTTCTTCTTCCTAATTTGATTTTTACCACTTCTCTATTTGCATTTTTTATCTTGATTTCTTAAATAATCAATAAGAGGGAAAAGGGCATCAGAATAGCTAAGATCATAAATTACATCATCATCATAACATTGGGCTACAATGTAATTATCATCTATTGAAACACATCTTAACCAGCCTTTTCCAAGGCGGCAAACTTGAGATTCTATATCCATCCCTCTTATTTTATATTTCTCAAAGTATGCGACTATTTCACGATGAGCTTCCACACATACTTGAAAAGTGACATCTAAATACTTTGTTTCACAAGCATCTGCTTTTTCTACTTTCAGCAAAAGTTTCTGTGCTAAACAATCATCAGAGTGAGAAAGAATTTCTTTCAGATTTTTAATTTCTACGTTTGTAAAAAAAACCGTTTTCATAACTTCTTAGTGATTATATTGGTTTGACTTTTAATCCATTGCACTATAAAGTTATCTTTTATTGACAAGTTTAGCAAACAGAAACTTCGCCTTTTTAACGCCATTTTATTCAGTCTTTTTCTTCAACAATTCAAGTACAATTCTTTCCCCTTCTTTTAGTCCATCGACGTAGCCTTTTGCATGTTCACCGGCATTATATACTATAAAAGAGAGGATCAACAGAAATAGTCCGAGTGAACGATGCCAGTACGGAAGTTGGACCGCAAACGGTTTGATTGTTATAGACAAATGCCCTACATATAGCAGGAACACAAACAAAATCACACATGAAATAATTGTTGTTTTCATATTAATCTGTAAATAAATTAAGTTGAGTTGTAAACTCGGGTTTATAAATTCTAAATTTACGGTTAAAGAAAGTCTCAAAGGCTGTTACAATTTCAGAGATGGTATTATCAGCAATTCCTAATAATTTATCATCGGCAACTATAAGAGATAAAGCCTTGTCAAGAGTCATTTTCTTCTCAATAAACAGGGAATACACCAAATATCTACGGGTATATTCCCCAGCCTTGAGTGACTCAACTTCTTCAGGAGTGGCCTTTCTCTTGTACAATACTTTATACCAATGTGTTTCAGCAGTACGAGCACGCTTTTGTCTCGGTAACAAGTCATAAAACACGGCAATTTCATTCTTTTGGATACACTTATGTTTTTTACGAACACCATACATCACATAAGGAGTGTTCCAATCAGGATGAGTCTTTCGATATTCAAGCTCCAACTCTCGATCAATAAGATCTTGCTCAAAGTCTTGTTTCATTAACCATTCCTCGAACCAGGCAGCAAGTGCTTCTTCTCGATCATAATAATCTTTTCCATTTATACATAAGGGAATCATAATAACTATTTTTGTTGCATTTCACGTTTAAATCTTTCCTCTAAATCAAAAATGGTTTCTCCACTATTACGCCTATAAGGCCTATCAGTGTTTAGCTGAAGCTCTTTCAGCTTTTTCCAATACCATGGAAGGTGCAAATATATATTCTTCAACTCCTTCAAGTTCTTATTTCCACAACACCAGCAACTCACACGATCAAGTAGTTCATATAGCCTTACTCCATCCTCACACCAAACAAAGCCTTTTGTATAACAGTACTGGAGTGCATCTGCTTCTGTAACCCCCCAGTCACGAAGTGGTAAAACCCGATTAGCCCGATTTTCTTTTTCAAAGCGATGCATCTCATCGGCAGCAATACCGACATAATCAATTCCATCTTTTGTGTGAGCTTTCAACGCACGAAGTTTTTCGCTCGTTCCCCACCGGCATGTTCCCCCACACCAACTATATCCTTTTTTATGGATAATATTGGTCCCTCTTTTCTTAACCGGCCTTTCAAACATTGTCCAAAGAAAAGGTTGCTCCGGATGCAGTTCTGTATATTTAATGCCAAGTTTTTTAAGAATTGGAAGAACAGCATCACGAGTGTTATAGATTGCCTGAAATTCCATACCTGTATCATAGAAAACGACTTCATCCAACTGATATCCTTTTTCTATTAGCATGAAAAGCATTGCCAAAGAATCCTTGCCAAAACTAACTGAAGCATAATATCTCATACAAGAAACTTATTATTAGGTGAGTCCTTTTTTTTGCTTTGCCCTCTCGCTATTAACCTGTGACATACACATACGGCACCATGACGATAAACACCGGTATTTTTTTCCATGCGAAGTAATCGTATTTGCGTAAAACCGATTGAGATAGAAATAGTGGCCGCAATGGGTACATTTTTTCATCTCTCTACCACCTGCATCAAACTTTCTATTTCGAGGTTTACGACGAATAAGAGTACATCCCTTACAATAATTATCTTCACCGCGATATCGACGGCAATGCGAAAGGGATTTTACTCCACATTTCGCAAATGCTTTGCAATCAACACGTACAAATGAATGTGTACTCATAGCCTTCGTTTATTTTGAAACTTATTTAACACACGAGAAATTACCTCCATATTATCAGTCATCATCCATTCTTTTGCAACGTTCCAAGCAAGACTCATAACTGGATTAAAATTATCTTTCCTTACCGTATGGTGAGATAAACGTCCTTCAGTTGGTTTCAAATTCTTATCATGTAAAATACATAACCCATTTTCAAAGAAAGCACAATACTCTTTGCCAGCAACAGGTTGAATCATTGGAACAGCAACATTGATAACTCCTAAAAAGATATCGGTAGCCCAATTTGTCAGTTCCAATCTATCTGCGTAACCTGCATCAATAATCCTTTCAATATCATCAGGAGTACCAAGACAAGGAGTATGACATTGTTGTTTACAAATGCTACATGAACATTGAACAGGTACACGACCTGATGCCCTCATTACCCTTTGTAATGAGGCTTCTCTTGACAACTCCCCCATAATTATTCAGTAATTGAATTTAAGATAACTTTCGCACGCTCTATACACCAACGATTGAGGTATGACTGCCAGCAACCAATAGAGGGAGTCCACCTAAAAGTATTATTTTCTTTCAACTGTGACCGGATTTCCTTACTCGGAATATCGGCAAAAAATAACTGCAGACGGTTCTCTTTAGCATTCTCAACGACACGTACACCACTGATAGTGTATTCTTTATCTTCTGTCTCTTTTAGCTTTCTTGCTCGATCACGACGCTGCTTCGCATCCCGGATACGTGCATTATTATTAGAAAGCATATAAGAAGGAAAACCATACTCACCATAACGGTCAAGCTTAGTTAGCTCGATAGCTTTATTCTCTGAAAAGCCTAAAGTTTGCAGTTGTTCAACCTTCGCAATATCATTTAGTTTTTTACTTCTAACTATCTTATTAGCAGCTTTCATCATTCCTTGAGCTTTCTCTAACGCATCGACCTTTTCTTGCAATCTGTCTACTGCGTCATCATCTCCTAAATAAATGGAGTTATTATTTTCAGTAGCTTCCGCTTTCTGTGCAAAGTACTCTGCCTTCTTGGAAAGCTCAATACTTTTATCCATTTTGGCCCCTATTTTATCCCGATATTTACGATCTGCTAACCCGTGCACAGGTTGTCCCATTGGAATAATACTTGCCATTTCTGACGATTGCCTGCAAGCTACATCTGCAGCTTCGTTACTTTTCCTTGCAAGTTCTCTGAATCTATCAGCTCTTGCTTCCTGCCTTTCTTTTCTGTTCATAATTCTTTGGTTTAATTTGGTTTGACTTTTATAAAATTGAAAGACCACAGCCTAAACTGTGGTCTTATCATTACTTCGACTTATCAATAGGAAGCAAATCATCAAATAATCCGGGAACTCGCGGCTGTAACGCTTCAAATTCTTCCCGGAAAAACTCTTCTTTGGTCCTACCTTGCTTTTTCCCTTTCCTTGTATGTACATCAAAAGTATATACTGGGATGGCAATAGGATAACGTCTAACATCATCTATCCATTTTTCTATGTCAACATCTCTTCTGTCATAAATAAAGTTCTGCAAATGATCTGCATCCCGGTTCTTCCTACATTCACAAAGAAGAATAACCGCTTTGCTGACAAATATCCTGCCTTTGGGGGCAGTAGCATTTTTATTTACCAGCTCATGACCTTGCCATAATGCTTCTATCTCTTTTGTTATGATACCGAAGCAATCCTCTGCACTAATGGTATATAAACGCTTCCACACATAGTCGCGGTATCCACTCGCCCATAATTCCAAGGCAAAAAAGCCGGCTACCCCGGTATCGGCTCGCCGGATCGCTTTTTGCATTGCAGAACTCACCTCGAAGAAATCATATCCGCAAACTGTTCTAATAATCATAATTCTAATTTAATGGTTTGACTTTTAATTGATTACATCTGTAAATTTAGCTAAAAAAGACGGATATAGTAAACAGATTGAACGCCATTTAAACGCCTTTTTTACAGGTTATTAGAACTTGAATTTGCAGGATATGTTATACTGTACAAGCTGCTTCGTCTTATCCTTTCCATTATTCGTCGCACTCTTGAGCTGGATACTATCACCGAAGTTCTTTTTGATGAAAAGAATAGATTTGCGTTCTTCTTCCTGATTCCTGATCGAAGCAAGACCACCAGCGTTCACAAATGTGCTCTTTTGCTCAAAATTATAACGCAGATCGGTTAAAATCTTACGCTCTTTGTACTTAATATAACAGGAAATCCAAAAATCTTCTTTTAAACGTATCTCTTCATTCCACCAAGTGTTCTTGTTATAGATTACTCCATAACTGCAACCGGTTATCATTTTAGACAGGGAAAGAAAGCCGGTTTCGTCATACATAACAGGAGATATCCGGGAAGTGAAACCAAACAAATGCACGTCCATCATACTAGCAATCTCAAATAGAGATTGAATAATATTGGTGATTCTATCCTTATCTTTCACCCGGCACGGTTCACCTTTTTCTGCATAGATCGCTTTACAGGCATGAACATCATCGTCGAGCATGAAGAGTTCGCCAAAATGTTTCGCCATCCAATTACGTTTAGGGATGAGGCCGATTACATCGTCCGGATGAGTAACTATTTCACATTCCGGGTTAAACTGTTGGTACAAGTCAGCCTGACTTTCAGCAACACAAATGATAGGATCGTTCACCAACTTTTTAGCGAACACCCGGTCATGTCGCTTATGACTTGGTATTACTATTTTGCAGGGCATGGCGAACATCTTTTATGTCGATTACATTACTCTTACTTACTTTCCCGGTCTTGTACGACTTCATGTGCTGCATATCCAGCCTTTCACGAAGCCAATTACTATCTACCTCATTGCTTGAGGTTATGATAAACAACTCATGCTTTTCGTCATATTTAGGAATAAGGGGGTAAATAGCTGTATCATCTGTGATGGCATCGAAGCGCTCTTTAAATTCATCCTCCTTCTTCTCCGGCCCGAACTCGATACCCCAGTCTTGGAGTTCTGCTTTATTCCATTCATTTTCCATAACGTCCAAATCATTCTCACCGAAATTGACGTTATCCTTTGTAGCATACTCTCTCAACTTTTTAACAGGGGTATCAGGTGCCAGGACCTTACATGGAAGCTCTTTGTAACCAAGCTCCTTACATGCACGCAAACGTAAATTGCCACAAACGACAATATACCGACCATCATTATAGGGAAATATTATAAGTTCCCTAAGTTCAAGCATTTCAGGCGAATCCTGAATGCTTTTCTTCATCGCTTCAAAGCGATAGTCACGGAAAAAGCGCGGATTCTTCGGTAATCCCGTGAGCTGCCCTTTATTAAAATCAAGTAGGCAGACTTGAATTGTCTCTGTCATAACAAACTGCATTAAAATCAACAACACAAACAGTCAGTAGGCAGACTTGAATTGTCTCTACCATAACAAACTGCATTAAAATCAACAACACAAACAGTCAGTAACAACACCTTAATCACATCTTTCTGACTCATCAGAAAGCAAATCAATTGCTCTCTTAATTTCAGCCTCGATATCCTTACATCCGTAATGTTTTAGAAAAGCAACGGTAACTATTATAATATCAGCAGCTCTCTTTTTATATTCCGGATGGTCTTTTATATCGTCGCATGGTAATTCTGATAATTCATCAAACTTCCTCCAGGCAGCAGATATTTTTAAACTGAAAGCCTTTTTAGAAGTATTATCATTCAGATGAAAGCGGCGCTCTATAATCTTTAATATTTTAGGGGCCAACTTATTCAATGTTATCATAAATGATTAGGTTAAATTGTTAGACTAATAATAATCTCACACTGTTTGATGCAGGCTGGTCCCTTATATGGAATCTGTAAATAGTCCTTTTATACATACACATGATAATTAAAGTTTTTCTTGTAGCTTTTCCATCGCTTCAGTTGCACAAAGCAAAGCGTAATTACTATCAATGGAAATATACGTTTGAATTGTAAACCAAAAACCTAATATCCTAACTTGCAAGAAATAGGCAGTCTGGAAATTCTTTGCTTGAAATTGCCCTTCTAAACGCATATACTTAGAAAGACTAAAGTAAGTAGCATCTACTTTTTTTATTCTTAATTTTTTCATTCTATACTTTTGGGGATGAATACGTTTTTCACTGGCCATAGGAATATTATCAAAACTCACCAAATTCATGGGAGTAGTAGCAAGAATACCTATTGGCATATTATTGGGATGCCCATTTTTAATAGGGAACATTTTCGGATTGCTCCTGTATGCCTCACGAGCCATTATCATATTTTGGATCGCATGAATATGTATGACTTCCTCTCTGATATCTGATACATGAAACACAGGGAGATTACAAAATAAATTATGCAGTTTACAGGAAACTTCAATGACCTCTCTTTCTTTATCTGTCAACATGCAACTACTTATTTATAGGGTCCGTTGTATCCATATATTTCCTGTATTCCAGTTCTGTTTTAGCAAGGTTAATAAGAGTATTGACACCTTGAAAAACCTGTTTGGCCTGATTTACTTTATTAGGATCTTCTTTCACGTCCTTTATTTGTTGTAAAACCAAGTCTCTCATATCCTGTAAGATAGTAGGATTCACAGTAGATACCTTATTCAACCGTTCATTTGCCAATACAACAACTGTATTTGTTATCGACCGGAAACGGTTCAACTTGGAAGCTAAATCAAACATACTAAATATCAGTACTTTGCCATTGTTCAAGTATATTTCAACTTCGGTTCCATCATCACCGGTACCGTCACAGTAGTTGAGAATTACAATTTCTTCATTCTGATAAAGGAACGGTTTGTTAACCATTTCCTTTAATCTATCTATTGCATTATCACTCATGATTCATTCTTTTTTGTTGCTTTACTAATTTGTCTATTCAAAGCTCCTTTTAGCTTGATGAGGTACTGAACATCTTCCGGATACCGGGCATACATTGAGTTTTGCGTTTTCATTTGTTCAGAACGACTAATCATGTATAGGTTCTCGATACAAATATTTTGCTTATCTCCATCCTTGAACTGAATATTGTAACCAGGAGGGATTTCACCGTTATGTTCAATCCATACAAGCCTGTGTTTCAATTCAAAAACATTCGGTTCTGCAGTTTTCACTTCAATGTAACCGTCACGATTTACACGTTCATATCCAACCTCTTTATGGTTCTTTGGGATACATCCCTTCTTGAAACGTGTAGCTTTCGTTTTTTCAATTTGAGCATCAGACATATATTCAGATTGCTTGAGTCCTTTATTCATAGGTTGGTGCCCTTTGGAAAAGAAACCTTTTGAAGAATGTTCGAATAAGAACTCGGCAGACTTTCTTAATTTTAATTTGAAAGCCATGCCGGAAACAGCACTTTCAGTTGAACCAAGTATCGAAGCTATTTCAAGGTTGGTGTGGTCAGGATAAAGAGCTCTTAATTTTTGCCTTTTCTCCGGACTCCAAACCCTTACATCTGGAGAACGTTTTAATTTACGTATTAATGCTTTTGCCTTCACAGCCTCAGGTGTTTTGTCCAGGCGACCAGCAAGCTCTTTCAAATTAGCAGTTGGATACTCGCTATCAAGTATGGCGAGTTGCTCATTAGTCCAAGTTCTCATAAGCATATCAATAAAGAGAGGAAACCATTAGGCTTCCTCTGTGTTATCGTTTTCAAGTTCTTTCAATCTCTCATTGAGTTTCTTTTGTTTCTTGTCGAAAGAAGCAGCAAGCTGCTTACTAAGTTCAGTGTAATCATCAGGATATTGCTCTGCAAAGAGAATATTTTGACATTTCTGCATACATGGATAGAACATCACATCATTACTTGAAAGATTGTTAGCAATAAAAGCGCGGTACCATTGATTACGATCAACTTGGTTGTTCTTCACGTATTTAACAAAATCAGACTCTTTCTTATAAGTAGAAAGTTTTAGTGTTTCCAAATATTTACTACTACAATTCCGGAGAATCATTACATCGAACACAGTTTGTTCATCAACGGATAACTCTTTATTACGCTTATAATAGGGCTTTTCCTGTGCCCATTTTCTCATAGTTTCAGAACTCTTCTCGATTACCTTATCCTTAGCTTTCTTCAACTTTTCATTTATCTTCTCCCTTTCTATATCTTTAGGATCTGCAAGAGCTGAAGTACTGGAAGATAGTTCTTTTCTTATATAGTAGTATTCTACATCAAATTCAGGACAATAATAATTCCACAATGATATACAACGATAAATCTCACCATCCTCAAGCATTTTTTGAGTACGCTCATCATTTTCAGCATACCAACACTTACCCTTAAATACTTCATCCGGATTTATCATTTCAAATCCAAGACTTCTAACAGCTTCGAGTGTTTGTTCCAAGAAAGCTTTTCTCGAATCACTGCAATAAGTGTCAAGTTTAGTCTCCATTATAACAGTTTTTCCAAATGAAAGCGGTTCACCAGCTTTAACAAGGAACTCACTTTCAAGTTGAATTTTACGTATCAGATAAGCTATCTGTTTTTTTCTAAAGCAATCAGGATTGATGCATCTTGCATTTTTATTATTCATTTCATAGAATAGACAACCGTGATTGACAGTGTTGTTCTCACATTGTGCACATGGTTTAAATTCCCCGTTATCCCAATTATCTGCATTTTCTTCAATCCAATCAGCTTTATCAATTTCAAGAAAAGAACTGCCTACAAACCTTCGAATCATATCTGTACTGCACTGGTTCGGATTCCCTTTATGAAATTCCATTTGCGAGCTATCTTCTAATTTAGAAAGAATCATAGCACCGGATAATGGTATATCTCCATTTCTTACACGATCTTTCAGTTCCGGAATAAGACCATTTAGCTTTATACGATCAAAAACAAAGCGAGTAGACTTTCCGAATTTAAGAGCGATATCTTCCAAAGTCCGTCCTTTCTCAGTCAACTGTGCAAAAGCAAAAGCTTCTTCGATGGGATCAACATCTTTTCTTTGAAGATTCTCGGTAATCATTGCTTCAAAAGCCTCATCATCTGTCATCTCTCTGACAATGCAGGAAATTGTTTGAAATTGCTCGGACTTTTTCCGGTGGGCCTTGATTTTAGCAACATTCTCTTTATCTTCCTTTTCTTTCAATAATGATACAGCACGGAAACGACGCTCACCACAAACAATCTCATACGAACAAGGAATTGTTGTGACATCACCAGTTTCTAAGTCAGTCACATCTTCAGATTTGGCTACTCTGACAGTGATGGGCTGCAATAAGCCTTGTTTCTCAATGTTACTTGCAAGCTCTTGAAGAGCTGCTTC